GCGTCTACCGTCGCACCAGAGGCGCCGGAAGTGGTGTCCCAGAACTGCACACCTGGATCGACCATGTACAGGCGCTTGGAGCCGAACAGCTTGGCGTAGGTGGTGGCCGCTTCGTCAGTGGTGCCGGGGCCGTCGATGATGCCGATGGCGCGCAGCTTGCCAGCAATCGAATCCATGGCCGTAGCCACCGCCTGGGTTGCACTGTGCTTCGGCGCAACGATCAATCGCGGCTGCGCATTGAAACGGCTCTTACCATCGAGCAGCGCCTGCAGGCCAGTACGCTTGCCGCTGGCCTGCACGCCGCCAATGATCCCGGAAGTCTGCGCCGCCGGGTCGACCACCTTGGCCACGCCGGTGGCGACAATCACCGCCTTGGAGCGGGCATAGATGGCCTGGCAGGCCTTGGTGATGGCCGAGGCCGCGCCGAATGCGGCGACCGCCTCGCGCTCGTTGGTGATCAGTACCAGGTCGCCGGCCTTGGCCGTGGCGCCGGCGCCTTCTGTGAAGGTGTCGACCAAGCCAATGATCGAGGACGATGGCAGCGAGACGTTGCGCGCGCCGGTGTCGACGTTCGTTACGGTAACGCCGTGAAAGAATCCAGCCATTTGAGACTCCAGAAAGCACAGGGCCGCGTCATGCGCGGCCCGAGGGGTGGGAAAAGGAAACTGTCAGTGCTGCAGGATCTGCAGCACCTGTACCAGCAGCGCCACGGTCAAGCAGGCCACCAGCGGGCAGAAGAAGTCGAGGCGACCGTCTACAGTCCATCGCCAGATGCGCAGGCCGTCGTACCAGCGCAGGTTGGCCAGATGTACCGACTCGACGTGCGCCAGGTTGCGCTCGCCTTGGGTGTACTCGCGTCCGGCGAAAAAGAAGATGCCGGCAGCGGCGCCGGCCCAGTGACCAGCGGGAACGCCCAGCCAGGCCAGGACGCCCCACAGGGCGACCATGATCAGCAGCGCCGCCAGGACGTGCTCGAAGTGGGTTCGATTCATGCGTGCCCTCCAGGCACAAAAAAAGCCGCTTAGCGGCCCATGGGGTTACGGGGTGGGAACTGGCTTAAACGTCGAGGCCGAGGCCCTGCACGCTCTCCTTGATCGCTGCAATGGCCACGTCGGCAATGGCCTCGGCTTCCGCGTGGGTTGTCGCTTTCTGCACGTCCTGTTTGCCCTTGAGGCGCAAGGCGCGAAGGCTCAGCAACGCATCGTCCCAAGCCTTAGCCTTGGCCAGAATGCTGTCGGCGGCCTCCTGCGGCTCCAGCCCTGCAGCATCAGCCCAGGCCTTCACATAGGCCGGCGTGTCGCCGGCGTAACCGGCCTGCTGGAACGCGCGGGCCTCGTCCGCCGCGCGCTGATGCTCCAGGGCACGCAGCGGGTCGTTGATCACCGACGCGCGAGCCACATCGGCCGCTTGGTCGATCTGCATGGCAGCCACCAGCAAGGCCGCGCCCACGGGCAGGGCTTCATAGTTGTAGCCGGCAAGGAACGCGCCGCCAAAGTCGACGCTCAAGTTACGGGTTTGCATGGGGTGTACTCCGAATTACAGGGAAGCGAGGTTAGACATGACATGGCCCAGGTCTTTCACCAGGGCGCCGGCGGCCACGTTGCTGACGTAGCGACCAGCGAAACCGCTTGGGAACGATACGTTGGTGGTCGCCAGAACCACGCTGCTCGACGTAACGCCGATGAAGTTGCCGAACCAGTCCGCAGCCATGGTGACGGCCACGTTTTCCAGGGACACGTTGAAGACGGTCGGCACGTTCACGCTAGAGAAACCACGGAAGAACGAGCCGGCACGGGCGTTGTTCGGCGCCGGGTTTAGCCCTGCAGGCGACGGCAAGTAGATATCCATGTCTCGAATCGAAATCAGATTCGACGCGAGGTACATGTTGAAGCCGGTCATGTTGGTGGTGGTGACGCTGTTGGCATCAGTACTGGTGACGTACTTGGGCTTGAGCTTCGGCCGTACACCGTTTTTCGCTACCCCGATCATGATCAGCACCGAGTTCAGCGAGCCGATACCGGCCGGCATGTCGTAGTCGTCCATGATGTACGCCGTGCAGACGCCGCTGGGCGGGGTAACCGCGATAGCCTTGTTGATGGTCTTGAACGGCTCGGCCTGGGTGCCCTTGTTGGTGTCCAGACCGTTGACCGGGTCGACATACCAAGAGCGCGAGGTTTCTGGCGCTGCGGCGATAGCGGCCGCGACAGCAGCATCAATGCCCGCCTTTCGGGTTTGGAAATAGGAAAGCAGCGAGTTGGTTTGCGTGACCAGGTTGGCTACATCAGATTCGAGACTCATGGGGTCTTATGCTCCAAAGGTGTTTTTGCTTACGAGGGTTTGCAGCGCAATGACGGCCGCTGCGTTACAGATTGAAAGGCTCAACAAGCCTTCACGGTCGTTGTCTTGGCGAAGCTCTACGGCTTGCAGGCGCTGCGTATGGTTGTCGAGAACCACACCAGCCCGGCGCGATACCTCGCCCTGGGCGTCCAACTGGTCCTGCTGCTGCAGGCCACGCAACTGATCAGCAATCACTGCAGCGGCATTGCTGGTGACGCCGCTGGCCAGGCCTTCGCGGTCGGCATCTTGCCGGCGCTCCACGTCCGACATGCGCGACAGCAAGCGGGAAAGCTGCTCCCCCGCCACGCGCTGCCACTGGCCTTGCTGGTCGAGCTGATCCTGTCGCTGCAGGCCGCGCAGCTGCTCGGCAATCAATGCCTGCGCCTGCGCAGCCAGCGGCCCGGCCAAGCTCAGGCTCAGGCCGGCCTCGTTGCTGACAATCGTCACGCTATCCGCCGGCAGCGCTGCCAGCGAAAGGTCGTAGGCCAGCAGCAAGTCGGTATCCGCCGACTTGTAGGCCAGTGGGGTGGATGAATCGGACCACACCGCCAACAGGGTGCCGTCGCTCAGCAGAAAGCCGATTTCCCGCACCCAAAAAGCGCGGTCGCCATCGGCAAGGGCGGTCAGGTGTAGCAAGGTGCTGCTCAGGCGCTCGCCGCCGGCAATCGGATACTTGGCCGTTTGCGCAACCAGGCTTTTCTGGTCGGCTGACGGCGTGTAGCCGGATGTGCCAAGGGCAATGTGGGTTATCTGCGCCGCGATGCCGGTGTTATCGGCCCGCAGGATCGCCGCCAGCCCCGCCTTGGTGATCACAGGTTGTAACGGGGTACTCATAGAACAGCCTCCATCGTGGTACGCACGACGACTAGGGCACGGGTCGCACTGGCGACCACAAAGCCCGACTCAGCGTTGATCGGAACGCCCAGGGCCTCGACAGAGCGCCGAGACACGCCGAACGACCGGGTGGCATTGGCGAACTGCAGGTCCTGCACTGCAACGTCGATCTGCACCGCCTGGGCATTCACAGTCAGGCGCTGCAGGCCGCGCGCTCGGCTGGCATTGGCAAACAGCAGGCCGCCGTCAAAGCGCGCGCCAAGGCGAAACTCGTAGTGGCTGCGCTCGTTCTTTGCCGCGTCGACCAGGGCGCGCAGACGCGCCCCAAGCTGCGGCGAAATAATCGAGCCCTCCCCCTCGCGGTTCTCGTTCGCCCAGGCCGTGACCTGAAACGTGTACGGGGCCGCGTTCGGGATCTGGTGCCATTCCTTGAAATCCGCATTGACCCGCACCGCCTTAAGCACCCGCCGGATCGCCCCGACGGTGCCCTTGGTCTTGTGAACCGGAATCGCCTCGCGGACCAGCTCGCGGCGCTGGGCGTTGTTGTTGGCCGCCTCCCAGCCCTCTACCTTCCAGGCCCAACCGAGCCACGGCAGGAAGTCAGGCGGGCAGCGCGTCGAGTCGGCAATGCCCCGGATGATTTCCGGGTCAATACCTTGCTCGCTGGCCGCCTCCAGCGAGCGCTCCAGCAGCGTGGCGTTATGCGGCAGCAGGCTCACGTGGCCACCTGCGTGGTCAGCATGATTGACGTGCAGTGCGGGTAATGCCGCTTGTCACACGCGATACCTGCAGTCGGGTGCACCAGGTCAACCTGGCTAATGCCCGTTACGTGTAACGCTGCATAGATCGCTGACAGCGGCAACTGCCCCTCCAGGCTTCGCGCCTCGGCAATGGCCGCGTCCAGGCCTTTGCGGGCAGTCGCTTTGACCACCGCCGGATCTGGCCCGGCTTCGACGTGCAGGACGGCCTGCACCTTGAAGTCGGTCGGTGCGCCCGTCTGCACGCGCGGTCGGTCGGTGACCGGCCGCACGCTCTCGGCCGACAACGCCGCCTGTACCGTGGCCACCAGTTGGGCCGGCAGCGAAGTGCTATCCAGCCTTGGCAGAATGGCCAGCGACACGTCGCCGGGCAGTGGCTTATCCAGTCCGGCGTCGTAGTCACAGACCACCACAATGGCCCCGGCCGGCAGCAACGCTTTAACTGCGGCGTCGAGCGCCACCCCGGAAAACCGGGGCGAATCGACCGACACGTTGGCCAACTCGGCCGAGGCGGTCAGGCCGTGGTACTCATATGCGCCACGGCTGCCGGCAACGGACAGCGCCTCAAGCGACAGCCGCGTGCGGTAGCGCAGCGCCTCGTCGTCTTCCATAACGGCCTCCACCGGCGGCACCGCATCAGGATCGGCCGCGCGAATGGTCAACCGCTGCACACCGTAATCGGCGGCGCGGTTGTCCAGGTCGGCACGCTTGGCATAAGCTAACAAGCTGGCCTTGGCCGCCGAGTTGACCCGCGCCCGCATCAGCAGCTCGCGGTAGGCCATGACCTCCATCAGCTTGACGACCGGTTCAGACTCCAACAGCGCCGTCCACTGGTCGCCCATATGGCTGCGGAAAATGCCTACGATCTCCTGATACAGCGTCTCAAAGTCCAAGGTTTCCACCACATCGGGCGGGGGTAGCAAAGACAGGTCAATCATGCACTCACCTCCACGACGGCCGAGTTGCCCAGGTACTGGCCTGTCAGCTCCAGACCAATCTGGCCATCAAGCACGGAAACCACCTTGACGCGCTCCAGCTGCACGCGCGGCTCCCAGCGGCCCAAGGCGCGGGCCACCTCGGCCTGCACGGCGCTTTTCCAGCCCTCATTAACCGGCAGGTCGACAAAGCGGCGCAGGTTGCTGCCGTACTCCGGCCGCATGCGTCGGCTACCCAAGGGGGTGGTCAGAATGTCCTCAATCGACTGTTTCAGATGATCGAGGCCCGAAAGCGGCTGGCCGGTTCGCCGGTCCACGCCAATCATGGTTAGCAGTCCAGGCGCTGCAGGTCGGCGTGGCCACCCAGGAACGCCAGCGCCTCGTCGTCGTCGGCCTGGACGGTCACGCGGCCAGCCAGCACCTTCAACTCGCGCAGGTCGTCGCCGGCCTGCAGGAACAGCGAGCGCGAGGTGTAGGCGCTGTCGGCAAAGGTCACGCCAGTTACAGCTGCGGGATCGCCCGCATCCGCCGCCGCGTCAGTCGCGGCGGTTTTCTTAACTGCCATAAGTGATGCTCCAGAAAAGACAAAGCCCGCGAGAGCGGGCTGTCAGTGTTTGTGATTGGCGGTGTTGCCGCCGGTGTCGATGATTTTCCCGAGGCCGAAAATGTCGCCCGTTACGCGTAACGGCCCGTCGATCTGCACGGAGCCCTGCAGGGTGATCATGGCCGCCTTAGCCGTGATGCTCTCGGCCTCGGCGCTGATTGCGGTCGACTTGGCGGTGATCGCGTCGTCGGTGACCACCGCCTTGCTGCTGCCGACCTCGATGTTAACCGTGCCGGTGGGGAGCTTGATGGTGTAGCTATTGGCCGCCCAGTCGTAGACCAGGGACCCACCATCATCGAAACGCCACACCTCGACATGGTCGCGGTTGTCCGGACGCTCGCCGGCGTTGCCGTACAGGCCCGGAATGAAAGTACCCTGAGCAGGGTCGCCGCTAGGGCTGACCAACGCGCCCTGCTCTCCCAGGCTCGGTGCTCGCCAGTGTCGCGCCTTGCCGGCAGCCAACGAGTGCCAACGCACCCAGGCACTGCTCCAGCCGGTACCGTCCGACATGCGCAGCTTGCCGGCGTCCAGGTCGATCGCCACGACATAGCCCTTGATCATGACGCCGGCCAACATGCGGTCGTGCTCGGCGCTCGCGTAACTCACTCCAAGGCCTCGGGTGATTGGTAGTGATGCTCGTTGCCCTGACCAGCGTCAGGATCGAAGGCAACCACCAGCGGGCCGGGCTCTCGGGGCCACGGCCACTCTTCCTCTCCTAGGTAGATCACCTGAGTCCACTCAACCACCCAAGCTGCCAGCCCATCCAGTTCAGGCCGGCTCCAGTCTGGCTCAGCACGTACCAAACGAGCAGGTTCAACCGACAGCCCCCAAAACTGCATCCGCAACAACACTGCCAACTGGGCAGCGATGAATGCCACCACATGCAAGTGGTCGTCGTTCTCGGTACCCACAATAGCCCGGACCTCAAACCAAGCGTAAATAGCGACTTCGCCTGTCCCTGG